AAAGAGGTCGGCATGGCCTGCGTAATGGGCATCAGAGTTCTCCGAGAAAGTCTGCGATTGAGGAATGCCCGGCGGCGCGCAGCTTGGCGGCAATCGTCACCCGCTCGTTCTGCTGCGCCTCCGCAAGGTAATGGACCAACACGGCGCGAATCTGCTCCCGGAATGCCTTGGCCTGTTCCAGCAGCAGCGGGTGGCTCCGCTCACCCACGTAGATGATCTTGTCGATGGCGCGCTCGGCGATCTCGTCGGGCGTGAACCCGCGGTCCACCGTCGTGAAGACGCGCACCGCGCCGATGCCGGGCTCGAGGCTCACGGGATCACCCGCGTCGGACGCACCGTCATCGCCATGCGCCCCTGGCTGAATGCCGCCCGCTCGTTCTGCACCACCATGTCCTCGATGGCCTGCCCGTAGAGCGGCGTCCAGAGCGCCACACGCTCGTCGTCGCGCAGGTACGGCGCCGCCTGCAAGAGCGACCCGTACAGGTACACGTCCGGGTGCCGCTCCAAGAGCCAGTTCGAGGTGTTCGCGTCCGAGAGCTTGGCGAGCGTCGCCACGTAGGTGAGCTCGGCCGTGTACCCGGTGTCGGGAATCGGCAATACCTCGATCTGACTCCCCACGAGCGCGAAAAAGAGCGGCTTGCCGGTCGTGCGATAGACCGACTTCTTGGCGTCCATCTCGTCTTCGGTCAGGAAAGTCAGCGGCTGCACCGGCGCCGTCGAGGTCAGCACCAGCGACTTGGCCGACACGAAGTCCGACGGCAGCGCCGAGAACTGCGTGTCGATGGTCGCCGTCGAGCGCTGCGTGCGCCTCTGCACCGGCAGCCGGCGCTCAAGTTGCGCCTCGGCCAACGAGATGAAGTCCGGGATCGTCGCCGTGAGGTCGTCCCGGTTCAGCCAGTCGGCGATGCTGGATTTAAGCGCGCTGTATGAGTTGAGGGCCATCCACCTGTTCCTTCATCGCCCAAGCACCCTCGTGGGAATACTCGAACGTGCCGATGTGTTTCACCTGGTGCGAGAGGTCATGGTCCAAGAGCACCTCATACCCGGCCTCGCGCGCCTTCTTGCAGAAGAACACGTCCTCGCCGATGTAGTGCTCGCCGACCGTCGAGTAAGGGATGGCGAACCACGGCGCCTCCACCTTCTCGAAGACCTCGCGCTTGACCATCATCACGCCCATGCCGATGTAGTCCACCGGCTGGAGTCCCTCGGAGTCGGGCGTGGTGTATACCCGCCCGATCTTGCCCGCCTCGTCCATCATCGCCACCGGCTTGACCGGCATCCGGCGCGTCGCGTAGTTCGCGGCCACGATGGGCTTGTCGCGCAGGATGAGGTGCCCGATGGTCTCCTTCGGGAACCGCATGTCCGAGTCAAGCCAGAGGAGATAGTCCGCCTTCTCCTCGAGAGCCTGCCGCGCAAGCTCCATCCGCTGAGAGGCGATCAGAGTCCCGTGCGATGTGTAAAGCAGCACACGGTCGTCCGTTGTCGCGGTGTGAAACGACATCGCGCGCGCCATGTCATACGCGAACGAGGTCATCACCGTGTCCCGTGCCGGGACCAGGACTGCGACCGTGCGGCTCATACGCGCCCCGGCCGGGTCCGAAAGAACCTGTTGTCGGGGTCGTTGAGCCAGCGCTTCATCGCAGCCGGGTCGTCCACGATCCCCTCCTTCTTGAGCCGGTAGAAGAGCGGCATCGGAATCGACGCCACCTTGCTCCACTCGCCCCACCGCGTCCTCTCGTCGGTCGCGGCGTACTGGGCCTTGTTCTGCTCCACGATGTCGCCGACCTCGAAGACCGTCTCAATGGTCGCCTCGTCACGGTCGGCGTCGTAGTGCCACCACTTCGTGGTGCCTGTCGTCGGGTCGAAGTCGAAAAGCCGCTTGCCCGTCGATTGCATCTTTCACCTCAACTCAAGGGGCGCCGGCACCATTACCGGCGCCCCCGAGTTTACATCACCACCATCAGGTCGTGGTGAGGTCGGCGGCGAGGCCGTGCGCGGCCTCGGTGTGGACCTTGAGGCCCCACTCCACCACCAGCATCCGCTTCTCGGCGTCGCCGGTCTTGGCGAGCTCCACCGTGCTGAACGGACGCAGGAACGAGATGCTCGCGTACTCGGGGTCGAGCACGAAGGCGTCACGCTCACGCTGGAACCGGTTGGGGACGACGTTCACGCTGCCGAAGTCGGAGACGTAGACGTCGGCCGCGCCGATGATGGTCGCCTGGCGGTTGCCCGTGACCTCGCGGCGGATCTCCGCGATGCCCGCGAAGCCCGACACGCGCGCCTTGTTCACCGGGCCCACCATCAGCACCTTCGGGGTGCCGCCAGCGGCCCACACCTTCTGGATGACCGTCTTGAGGATGGCCTCCGTGAAGGCGCGCAGGTTGGCGTTGGTCGCGTCCGTGCGGGTCGCCGTCGGCGAGTTGGTGTACACCGGATCGGCGCCGCCCGTACCCTTGTCGGTGTTGGTCTTGAGGAAGGCGAGCAGCGAGCCCGTCTTGCGCAGCGCCGTGCTGACACCAGCCGAGCCGGCCGAGGCCGCCTGGTTGGTGAGGCAGATGCTCTCCATGTCGCGCTTGATCTCGGCCGAGCGCTTGGCGAGCTGGTAGGCGAGCTCCGAGCGGCGGCCGGCCTTGTCCACCGACTCGAGCGTACCCGAGATCAGCAGCGTCTTGTTGCTAATCTGCGTGTAGTTGCCGAGGCGGGTGGTCGCGGCGGTCTGGTCGAAGGCGCTGATGTCGTCGCCCTCGATCTGCGCGTTGCTGGTCGAGGCGGCGGCGAGCGAGTCGGTCTGCCACTCGAAGTAGGTGTTCTTCACGTTCTCGCGGCCGACGTTCGACATGAACGGCGTCTCTTCCGGCGAGATGTTGTAGATCACGTTCGACAGGGACTCGCGGATGCCCTTCGCGTTGAAGGTGTCGAAGGTGTTGCTGGTCTGGGACATGGTAGTTACTCCAAGAATTGTTCAAACACGGCAGCCGCGTCACGCGTGCTGCCACTATTTGCGAGTCTTGAAAGAGCCGCCTTGGATGCGACGACCTTGCCTGCATTCGGCGTGGAGACGGCACCGCCCCGCATGGGCTTGGCCTTCTGGATGATCTTCGGACGCATCTGATCGCGCTTGCTCATCAGCTCGTCGAACATCATCGCCTTGCGCAGCGCCAGCACGGCCCGAGCGTCGTAGATGTCCGAGATCTCCTCGACGCTGAAGCCGAGTTTCCCGGTGGCATATTCGACGATCTTCGCCTTCTCGGCGCGCGCCTTGTCGGCGTCGCGCCAATCGGGCAGAGCCTCAAGGAGCTTGCTGCGCTCGGCCTCGAGAGTCTTCTCGGCCTCCGCGCGCTCCTCTGCCTGTTGCTGCTCCACGAGAGCCTGCTTCTGGGTCTGCACCCATGCCGCCTGCTCCTGCCTGGACCGGACCAGCTCGCGCTGTCTCACCCACTCGACCGGGTTCTCTTGGTAGAGGCGATCCCAGTCGATCTCGGGCGGTTGCAGCGACTTGAGCGTGCCCTCCAGGGCCGTCAAGGTCTGCGCATACCGCTGCCGCTCTTCCCGCGCCGCCGCTGCTTCCTTCTCGGCCTGTTTCCGGGCCTCGGCGATTGCCTGCGTCTTGCGCGTGTAGTCCGCGGTGCGGGAGTAGCCCTTCAGCAGCTCATCCAGCGGGACATCGACCTCTTCCCCGTCAACCTTGACGCGGAAAGTCTGGACCTGCTGGGGCGCCTCTTCGGCCTCCTCCTCGCCTTCGGTCTGCTCACCCTCGTCGGCGGACTCGCTTGCCGCCAACTCGGGCTCCTCTGCGTCTACGCCTTCCGCTTCGGGCTGCTCGTTTTCGCCGTCTTCGGCGGCGAGCATCTGCTCGAATGCATCTTGCGTGGACTGCGCCTTTTCCGGGGGTGTACCCGTGCCGGTAGTGCTCATGTCTCCATTATTCACCGCCGACCAGACAACTTGTCGATGTCTCGGTTGGCGATGACGCCGTTATCCACGACCACGCGCAGGTGGCGCTGGATCTCGGCCAAGATTCCGACCGCGAGCCACAGCCGCTCGCGCTCCTCCTGGTCCGCGGGCTTGCTCTGCCGCCACGCCTTCAAGTACTCGCGCTCGAGCTCGGCGAACGCCTCGACCAGAATCGGGTTCTCGATCAGTTCCTTCGCCTGCGCCGCGCGGCCGGCGTCGATGTACGGGTTGCGCTCGCTCAAGCCAGCAGCCCGGTCTTGGGGCGCTTGGCGCGCAAGAGCTTGCCGCCCTTGTCGGCCTTGTTGAACTCCTTGGCGACCTTCGCCGGCACGCCGACCTTCTTGGCAAACTCCTTGGAGTGCGCGGCGGCTGCCATGAGGCGGGCTTGCTTGGCGGACTTGCTAGGCATACATGCTCCCCTGATCTTGTTGTGACAGCAACCCATCCTGGACCGGCTGCTGCTTGTTTTTCGCGAGCGGCGCCTTTCCTTGGATGAAGTCCTTCAGCGCCTTCTCTCTCGTGATTCCGCGCTTTTTTGCGGTGGCGGCGAGTCTTTCCTCGAGGACCTTCATGAAGGCAATAGGCGGAGACCCGAGCCCGGTGACCTCTCCGGCGCCGAGCCAGAGCGCAG